AATCGCTCGGCAATAGAGTCAAACATCAACGCCAACTATTCGATGTATTGAGCCATGATCCACCCCTTCACCCTTCTCCGCAGGCCACCCCTACAAAACAGTTGCCCCGACCGTTTGACGCCATGACGCTAATCCCGCCCGACCTTTGCATCATGCCCCCCAGCGGCCCTACCCCGTCGCTCAGTTTCGCGCCGACGAGCAAAACAGCCGCCCCTTCCTAGCCTGAGCACAATCACCGCCCGCAGCATGGGAGTAGTCGAAATCACGGCCCTAGCCGGGCTTGGCGTCGCAGCCGCCACCCTGGCCAGCTCTGCCGTTAAGGCGCTCTGGAGCATCTCCAAAGGGCTGGGCAGTTTCGAGGGGCGAATCCTTGAAATGCTGGCCCAGCACAAGAACACTCTGGACGACCACGAAGACAGGCTGAGGAAGGGGCAGCTGTGAACTGGATCACCGCCGGGATGCTGGCTGCCTACATCGGCGTCTGTGAGCTCCGGGCGCCTTCGCCGCATCAGGCGTGCGAAAGTCGCTGGAACTGGGCCCTGGGTGTGCTGGTGCCCAGCCCTGCCCAGGGCGCTATCACCGCCGCTGGGCGGATGCTGAGGCACACCCGGCGCCGCTACTCCGATGCCATCCCTGATGAGGAGCCGCGGCCATGACACTGAGCATGTCTGAGCAGATCCTGGCGGCCATCGAGGCGGCACTGGCCCCAACCGCGGGCGTCAACGGCCGGGTGTTCCGTAATCGCTGGGAAGCAGTCGCCAGGAATGAGATGCCCTGCATCGTGCTTCAGCCAAGCAGCGAGAGCGACGAGGTGATCTCCAACTGCAAGATCAACACCGATCTTGGCTTTACCGTCGAAGTGCTGATCAGCGGTGCACCGTTATCCACCCTGGCCGATCCAGTCCGGGTGGATGCGCACAGCCGCCTGATGGCTGAAACGTTCGCCGGTCTCAACGTGATCCACTGCTACCCACAGGGCCGCGTGTGGGACGCGGAGAGCGGAGAGATCGGTGTGCTGCGCTGTTCCTACACTTTGAGGTATAGGACACAGCTGTCCGACCTCACCTCCTGAGATCTGTGGCAACTCCCCCCCTACCAACCCAGTCCGGCTCCTACATTCTAAGGAAGGGCGAATTGGTCTTGCTCAACAGAACAGAGCCCGCGTCCACCGTTTCAACTCAACCCACCGAGGCCACCAATGGCATTAACGAAACGCCAACTGCTGATGGTGGCGATCGAATCGACCTACGGGACATCGAGCGCCCCGGCCGGCCCTGAGGCCATCCTGGTCCTGGATCCAAACCTGACACCGCTTGACGGTGAGATCCTGGAGCGCGGCGTGATTGATCCTGGGTTTGGGCGGATCCGCTCCAGGGTGATCGCACAGCGGAAGATGGGCATCGAGTTCGGCGTGGAGCTGGCTGGCTCCGGCACTGCCGGCACGGCGCCCAAGTATTCCCCGCTGCTGCGGGCGGTTGGGTTTGCCGAGACGACCGTTTCCTCGACGACCACTTACTCGCTGGTGACTCCAGTAACTGATTCAGTCAGCCTGAACCACAACTGGGATGGCAACCGACACCTTGGCACCGGCGGCAGAGGCAACGCTGAACTGGTGTTTGAGATTGGCGCTTACCCGCGAATCAATTTCAGCTTTCAAGGCATCTACAACGCGCCTACAGACGTTGCCTTCCCGACCCCGACCTACACCAACCAGGCGGCTCCGGTCGATTTCGGTGCCGTCAACACCCCTACGGTGACGGTGGCGGGGTTGCCGGCTTGCGTGAGCAGCTGCAGCATCAACCTGGGCAACGAGATCAACTTCTTTAACCACGCTGGCTGCACGCAGTCGGTGAGGATCACCGATCGGATGGTGGACGGATCTTTGACCATTGAGCGGCCCGATGCACTGTCAACGAAGGACTTCTATGCGCTCGCCATTGCCGGCACCACTGGCGCGATCAGCTTCACCCATGGCACCGTGGCTGGTAACAGGGTGCAGGTGAACATCCCATACGCTAACTTCGGGCCGCCGACCCCTGCGGACGCCAATGGCGTGGCGATGCTAACCCTGCCGTTCGTGGCCATCCACACGCCTGGCACCAGCGACGAAATGACCCTGGTCTACACCTGATCCCTTACCCCACGGCATTCCATGTTCAAGCTCTCAGACGACACCAGTTACGAATGGAAGGTGGCTGGCAAGCTGGCAAACGAAAGCTACAGTTTCACCGCCGAGTTTGCTTTCGTGGATCAAGAGCGAATCGATTACCTGCTGGTGGCATCGGCCAGGCGGGCGGCGCTCCTGAAGCGTGGCGAGGACGATCCGGAGCTGAAGGGCGTCAACCATCGGACTATCGCGGCCGAGGTGCTGGTGGGCTGGGCTGATGTGACCGATGACGACGGCGAGCCGGTGGATTTCACCGCTGCCGCAGTCGACAAGTTCCTGCGGATTCAGGGCGTGGCCAAGGCTGTGTGCGACGCATGGGCCGAAAGCCTGGAAGGAGCCAAGCGGGGAAACTCCAAGGCGCCGCGCGGCATTGGCTGAGCGGCGCAGGGCCGAACGACACTGAGCGACTGAGGCAAGAAGCCGAAGCCCTGGGATTGTCTGCTGAGGCCGCGGCCGAGCTGATCGGATCACAGGCCCCGAAGGTGTTTGATGTCTGGCCCGAGAATTGGCCGGCTGTCGAGCTGTTCATGCGATGCCAGACCCAGTGGCGCACAGACAACGGCCAGCGGACCGGCCTCGTTTACTCCGAGCTGATCGGCATCGGTAACCTGTACTCAGTCGAAAACCTCGGCAAGGTCGTGGAAGGCGTGCAAGTGATCGAAGCCGAAATCCTGAACCGGGGGGCGATGAGCTGATGGCCATGAACATGGATGCCTTGCTGAGGATTGCCGCCAAGGTCACTGGTGGCGAGCAGATCACGGCTTTGCAGGGGAAGTTCAGGCAGGTGGAGGGCGCCGCGCACAACCTCACCAGCAGGATCGGTCCACTCAGTGGGGCCTTGGGCGCGTTGGCGCCGGTGGCCACCGTGGGCGGCCTGGCGGCGCTGGTGGGCAAGACGATCGAGGCGGGCGACAAATTCAACGATCTCAGCCAACGCACCGGCGTGAGTGTGGAATCCCTGGCCCGATTCAACAGGGCAGCAGCCACCAGTGGCACCGACATCGACAGCGTGGGCAAGGCTCTCGGCAGGCTCAGCAGGGGCATGTACGAAGCTGCCGAGACAGGCAAGGGACCCACGGCCGACGCCCTTAGGACGCTGGGGGTAAGCGCCAAGGATGCAGCCGGCAACCTGAAGACTGCCGATCAGGTCACGCTCGAGATCGCCAACAAGTTTAAGACCATGCCTGATGGCGTGGAAAAGACAGCGCTGGCGATGCAGCTGTTCGGCAAAGCCGGCGCCGAAATGATCCCGATGCTGAATGAAGGTGGCGCCGCCATCGAATCGCTCAGCGTCAAAATGACCGGCGCTTTCGCCAAGAAGGCCGACGAGTACAACGATAAGCTGGCGGCCCTTGGCGGCAAGGTCGGCGCCTTGGCTGCTGGCATCACTGTGGCGCTATTGCCAGCGCTTGACGCTGTGGCCACCTTGCTCACGGTAGTGGTCGATGGCTTCGCCAGCCTGCCTGGACCCATCCAGGCAATCGTCGGCGGATTGGCCCTGCTGGCGATCAGCTTCACCGTGCTGGCCCCCATTGTCGCCAGCGTGCTCACGGTGCTGGGCGCTTTCCAAGGGCTGGCCATCGGTGCGACGATTGCCGGCTGGCTCGGCGCGCTGGGACCGTTGGCCGCGGCGCTAAGTGCATTCGCCGCTGCGATCGTTGGATGGCCGTTGCTGATCGGCGCTGCATTGGTGGCGGTAGGCGCGTTGCTCTACACCTTCCGCGACGACATCGGCAAGGTGATCGGCGACGTTGGCAAGGCGGTCGGTGCTGCGGTGAGCGCAGTGGTCGGCGCCATTGCGACTACGATCCGCACCGGCCTCAGCGCCGTGTGGGACTGGGTGAGCAGTTCCGTCGGCAGGGTGGCCTCTGCGCTGACAAAGCCGTTCGAGATCGCTGCAGGTGGGATCAAGAATGTGCTGCGCAGCGTGCTCAGCTTTGCCGCCAGCGTGATCAACGGCTTTCTGGGTGCCATCAATCAGATGATCAGCAACGTGAACAACGTGGCTGCCCGGTTGCGGTTGCCGACCCTGCCCACGTTTGGCGCAGTCCAGGTGCCCAGCTTTGAGGGCGGCGGCTACACCGGCAACGCCCCCAGATCCGGCGGACTCGATGGCCGCGGCGGCTTCATGGCGATGGTGCACCCCCGCGAGACGATCATCGACCACACGCGGGTCGCGGCCGGTGGGGGCGGTGTGCCCACCGGCATCACGATCCCGATCCAAACCGGCCCGGTCTACCAGCTGCCCGATGGCACTGACACCGTGAGCATGCGCGACTTCCAGGCCGGCATGCAAACCCTGGCCGATGGGATCCTGGGGGCGCTGCGCACACCAGGCGCCAGTCTCGCCCTAAGGGGCTCCTGATGGCCAGGGCACAGGTGGCACTGATCGAGCTGGGCGATGGGGCCGGGACGATGTTCGCTCGCTGGCAGACCCAGTGGATGAACCAGATCATCACCTTCGGCGGGGTGCAGTGGGCCTACCGGCAGCTCAGCTGGTCAGGGCTGGTGAGCGGTCAGGGCCAGGGTGAGCAGGCCACCATCACGATGCCGGCCACCAGGGAAAACCACGACCTGTTCGAGCGGGCGCTGGCTGAGCGCTGGCTGTGCTGGATCACGGTCCTGGATTTTGACGAAGTAGCTGGAGACACTGGGATCCCGACCGCTTTCACCGTGGCCGCGGCGACGGTCGGCGAGGCGATCGGCGGCAGCGGCACACTGACCAGCCGCACCATTCAACTCGGCTCGGCCCTGTCGCCGATCGGCGCGCAGTTCCCGCCGCGCTCGGCTACCACCGAGTTGATCGGGGTGCCCTGCCGGCTATGACCGACACCGTTCGCTACGCGCTTCAAACCTTCAACCCTGACGGCAGCCGCCGGTATGCAGTAGGCAGCGGTCGCAGTTCCGGGTCAATTACATCTGCCGGAGACGGCAGCTACAAGGGGCCAGCATTTTCAATCGGAGTGCCATCCGGCAGCAGGGCCCTGTCGTTTGCGCTCCCTGCCACCGGCCAGCTGCCGCCACCGGCCAAGTCCGCTGCCGCCGCCGGCAACTCACCGCTCCGGGTGCCGCAGCGGGCCATGGTGATAGGTGAGCCGATCCCAGTTGTGTTCGGTCGGCGGCGCGGAACCGTGGGCGGTGTGCTGGTGTTCCCGCCAGCGACTGAAGCCCGGTTCGAAAACACCAACAGCACCGTCACCAGCCGCTATCACATGGTGCTGGGCGAAGGCCAGATCGGTTCCGTGCAGGTGCGCGATGCCAGGAATGGTGAGAGCCGGATCGGCAGCTTCAGCCAGAACTACGGCAAACGGGCTGGCAACTGGACGCCCGGCAACTTCGCCACAAGCCACGGCGGAGTGACGCCGATTTTCCCCCACTACACCGGCGGCGGCGGCAACTACAGCGGTATCAGTACCATCGAAGCTGGGGCCACATTCCACCATGATTCCGACGAGTGGAAGACCGCCTGGAACTTCTTTGTCCGCGAGGGCATGACGATCGAGCGGGGCCGCCTGGCGGATGGTGTAGCCGGCGCCTCTGACAACATCGCCGACCTGGTGCTGTGGGCATGGCAGCGCAGCTCCAGGGTGCCGCTGGCGATGATCGACATGGACTCCATGGTTGCCGCGGCCAAGTTTGTGGAGGCCAACGGTCTGTGGTGCAACGGGCTATTCGAGGATTCGGCCAACCTGGGCGATTTCGTGATCAGGATCCTGCCCTTCTTCCTGCTGCGGGAAACGAGGGTAGGAGGCAAGTATGGGCTGAGGCCGTTGCTACCGGCTAACGCGGACGGCAGCATCATCACCGATCCGATCGAGCCCCGCTGGCTGCTGGATGAGCGGATCATCAAGCCCGATTCGTTCCAGCGCACCAACGTCGAAGCGAGCGTCAGGCGAGCCCCGATCCTGAATGTGCTCTGGCGCCAGCAGGCAGATGAGACTGACATCGCGGTGCCTCGCACCTTGCCGATCGGAACGAGCAACGGGACGGACAAGCCGGAGCAGCGCGACCTCTCGCAGTTCTGCACCAGCGAGCTGCACGCCTCTAGGGCCGGCAGCTACGAATATGCGCGGCGGGTGCTGACTGGGCATACAGCAACAGTGAAGCTTCGGACTGGCAGCCAAACCGGCCGGATCAAAGAGGGCGACGTGGTGCAGGTCTACCTGAGAGTCGAAGCCGATGGAGATGCGCCATGGTTTTACAATTACTACTACCAGGTCGAATCAGTCGGGCTCGACTTCACTGGAGAAGAGACGTTATCCCTTACCCATTTCCCGGTAGATGCAGATGGCCGCAGCTTGCTGGCGGATGCTGTCGTCCGGGCGCCCGTAACTGGCATCATCCTCCCCAGCCAGCGGACCGGCCCCAGTGGTGACGTGGCCGGCCGCGACACAGACACCAGCGTGCCGGGCAGCCTTACTGGTGGGACCCCGCTCAGCCCTCCAGGCCAGCCCGGCTTGCCGCCGTTCACTCCACCTGAACAGCCGCCAGAGCCGCCAGCGCCTCCGGCGCCTGGGGATCCTGTCATCCCTGGCCGGCCTGTGCCGCCGCCGGCTGTGCCTAGGGGTTCGGAACAGGATGAGCAAACAAAGGTCTACTTTGTCGAAGGAACAACCTACACCGGGTTTAATACTCATTCAGGGTTCTGGTCGCTGGCTTATACCAAACCAAAGCTAGAAAGCATTCAAAAGGCAAACACGGGAGCGGATGTAGTTCAGCCTTTGGTGTGGGGTGGTCAAATTCAAGAGGTAGGTATTGACCCGCAAAGAGTTACGCTTTCTTTTGAAACTGCGCTCGGCTCTTATTCAATTACTGCACATTATGCCTCTGGCAATGTTACTGTAACAAGTAGTCCTCCTGTGACCGTGGGGCTAATTTTTGGCAGGCATCAGCAATACAACAGTCCAATCTATGGCGGGCAGTTGTTGTGGGACAACGTTTACACGGCGACCGTGACTGAAGTGGGCACAGTTGACGGCAATGGTCTTATCAGCTTCTACGCAGTTGCCAAGCCGGTCTATAGTTGGGGTTAATGGCTGACTTTCCTGCCCTGATCCCAAGCCAGGCGCCGATCACCCCCGGCAACTGGCCCATGGCTGGCCATCAATCGATGGACGGGAAGCGCGGCAACGTCCGCACCGGTTCGCTGGAGATCGGCCGAACGTGGACGCCAATCTTCGAGAACATCACCGAAGCCGACTACCTGACGATTCTGGCCCACTACCGGGCGCACCGGCTGCAGTTCGATCGGTTCGTCTTCACCGTCACCACCCTGGCCGCTGCGCTCACGCCAACCGGCTACGCCTGGCGCTGGGCCGAGTCGCCCCAGGTGGTGGACCGTCATGCCGATGTGTTCGTGGTCCGCTGCGCCTTCTCCTGCGTGCCCCGGCCGCTGGCATCGATGCGTGGGGGGCAGTGGAGATCGGCCGCATCTACGTTCACCCGTGGTGCGTTCGCTGGTGTGTTCGGCGCTTTCGAGACAGGTGGCCGGTGGGGCTCGGCCGCATCTACGTTCACCCGCGGTGCGTTCTCCGGGGGGCTGGGTGTGTTCGAGCTGGGGGGGCAGTGGGGTTCAGCGCAGACCACGTTCACCAGGGGGGCGTTCGCTGGTACCAGTGGCATCTTTGAGTCTGGCGCCCAGTGGGTATCAGCAGCAACGACGTTCGTTCGCGGGCGGATTGCCGGGGCGTCGGTGTTTGAGGCTGGGGCGCAGTGGGCGTCAGAGGCGACGACGTTCACCAGGGGGGCGTTCGATGGCGACTACTGGGATCCGTCCATGCTTTCGCCGGTGTTCTGGCTCGACTTCGCCGACACCTCTACGATCACCACTTCAAGCGGATCAATCACGCAGATCAACGACAAGGGCAGTAACGGGTACCACGCCACCTCAAGCTCTGGTAGCAGGCCAACCCAAGGAACCGTCAATGGCAACAACTGCATGGTCACTACGGCCAGCCAGTATGTTCAAACATCAGCATCAGTAGTCCCGCAATGTTTTATTATTGTGGTTCAGTTTACTGAACTTACAGGAGAGCAATTTATTGTAGGCAGCGGAGCCTACTATCCATTTCACTGCCCGATACCTGGCGACAACGGATACAACGCAAACGACCACAAGCTAGTCGGCTTGCTTGCTGACAACAACGTCAAAAACGGCTCTGCATGGCAGAATGGTGTATCTACGGCGCCACTGTCTTTGACGCGCAGCCTAAGTCCAACCTGTTACGTTTTTAACCTTACGGGTGGCGTCTTTATCAATCAATTCTCAGCTGATAGAGGTAATTACTACAGAAACGCCGGCATTGTCGGCAAGACCTGCGAGATCATCGCACTGTCATCCAACATCTCAAGCACCGACCGGGCAAAGCTCGATGCCTACGTCGCCTCGAAGTGGGGCGCTTCCTAACCTGAACCAAGAACAGACCCCCCCCATGGCTAGCCTCGTCTTCAACAGCTACCTAGGCGACGTGTTCGCCGGGAACTGCAACACCAGCCACACCTACAAAATGACCCTGCACACCTCGGCATACACCGAGGACAGGGCCGCTCATTCCAGGTTCAGTTCGGTGACGAACGAGCTGGCGACCGGCAACGGCTACACCCAGGGCGGCGCCACCGTGACGCTCAGCTATGCCGTCAACAACACCACCAACATCAGCACCGTCACAATCGGCGCCGCCAACTGGCCCAGCTCCACCCTCACGGTGCGCAAGGCGGTGATCCGGCGGGCCAGGGGTGGAGCCGCCAGCGCTGACGAGCTGGTGGCCGTGCTGGACCACACCACCGACGTGAGCAGCAGCGGCACCACCTTCAACATCGCGGCCAGTACCTGGACGATCCCGCTGCCCGCGCCCAACTGATGGCCACCTTCCCCGCCATCGAACCGCTGGGGCGGGAGTACGGCCTGGGCGATCTGGTGGTGTCTGTCGTGGCGGCGCAGAACGGTGACTCGACCCCGTTCGCTCATTCATCCGTGCCGCACGCCATCCCGATCAGCTTGCAATTCCCCGCGCTGACCCTGAGCGAGGTGCAGCAGATCCGCGACCACCACGCCGGGCAGCGGGGCCAGGTGCGGGAGTTTGCCCTTCCGCCAGAGCTGTGGCGGATGCACTCCAACCTCTACGACGTGTGGCCATCGGGGACCCTGTTCACCTACGCCGGCCCGCCCGCCGAGACCCCTCGATCCGGCGGGCTGTTCGATGTTTCCGTTCCCCTCTTGAGCATCTGACCCCATGACCTCCCCCACCCTTGCCTCAGTCCGCGCTGCCGTGCAGGAAGCCGTCAAGCGCGGCGAGCTGCTGCCCCACCAGCTGGCTGCATTCTCGGCCCTGGACGCTTCCCTGACGCCCACGCAGCGCGAGTCCTTCACCGCCGACTGGCGGGCTAAGGGCAGCCCGGCCGCGGCGGTGCCTGCTCCAGCGGTCAGGCCCACCAACCCGCTCACGGGCTTTCCCTACTTCAGCCAGCTCGACAACCAGGGAGGGCAGGGCTACAGGGAATGTCAGAGCTCATCGATCGCCATGTGCCTGGCCTACCTCGGCGCCGGGGGCATTGAGACCGACGATCAATACCTGAAGGTGGTGCGGCGCCACGGCGACACCACCAGCCAGGCGGCCCACCAAGGGGCGCTGCGTGAGCTGGGCGTAAAGGCCCGATTCGTGCAGTCCTGCTCAGCCGCTCAGCTACAGGCCGAGCTGCGCAGCGGTCTCCCGGCCGCGCTGGGCTATTACCACCGTGGCCCCGTGGGGGCGCCCAGTGGTGGCGGGCATTGGCTCAGTGTCTATGGCTTCGATGCGCACAGCTGGATCGTGAACGATCCATACGGTTCCTGCGACCTGGTGCGCGGTGGTTTCACGGCAGAGGGCGGCACCAGCGGCCGGGCGCAGCGCTACAGCTACCGCAACTTCAACCCGCGCTGGACGGCCGAAGGTCCTAAGTCCGGCTGGGCCTGGTTGTTTTCATGACGAACGAGCGCACCTATCAATGCCGCCGGCTCCGCAGCTGCCGGGCCTGGGTAGGCGAAAGCGCTATCGAGTGGGTGGAGCAGCCCGGCGGCAACAAGCGCCCCTACTGCCTGCCGGGGATGTGCCCCAGCGGCAAACGGTCGGACACCAGCGCCGAACTGCTGGCGCTGCAGCTGGAGCTGCGCAAGATGCGCGAGGCGGCCCGCACGGCTGAGCGCGATCGTGATCGTGCGCTTGAGCAACTGGCCAGCACCATGGACTCACTGGTCACCGCGCTGGACATTCGGGAAATCGATCAGCCGGAGCCCCTGGCCGATCACCAGCCTGGTGTGCGCTCGGAATCGGTGCCGATCCTGCTTTGCTCGGACTGGCACTGCGGCGCCGTGGTCCGGCCGGAGACGGTGAACGAGTTGAACGCCTATGACGTGGAGGAGTTCCACCGGCGCGCCGCGGCCCTGTTCGTGAACGCCCTGAAGGTGATCCGGATGGTGCGCAGCAGCTGCGACGTTCGGCAGATGGTGCTGTGGCTCGGCGGCGATCTGATCGACAACTGGCTCCATCCGGAGCAGGCTCAGCTGCAGGAGCTATCGCCCACCCAGCAGATCATCGAGTGCGAGCGCGCCATCGTGGCCGGCATCGATCACCTGCTGGAGCACGGCGGCTTTGAGCGGATTGTGATCCCCTGCAGCTACGGCAACCACGGCCGGACCACGCCGAAGATGCAGGCGGACAACGCCCACGCCACCAGCTACGAGTGGCTGATGTATCAAAGCCTGCGCCGGCATTTCCGGCATGAGGAGCGCCTTGAATGGCGCATCAGCGACGGCAACATCCTCTACGTCGAGGTCCTCGGCCGGCTGCTGCGCTTCCACCATGGCGATGCCATCCGCTACCAGGGCGGCATCGGTGGGCTGACCGTGCCGCTGACGAAGTGGCAGCTCCGGCAGGATCAGGGCATCGCCGCTGACCACAGCTTCTTTGGCCACTTCCACCAACTCACCATGGGGCCAGCCTGGAGCGTGAACGGCTCGCTGATCGGGCCGACCGCCTATGGGCTCAAGCTCGGCTTTGCCCCGGAACGCCCCCAGCAGCTACTCAGGTTCCTGGATTCTGAGCGTGGCTGGACTGGGGCCTTCCCGGTCCTGACGGACTGATCCCCTGGCTGATCAGCAGATCCCGGTAGCGCGCCATCAGTCGCACGCCGCAGCGGTCCTCGATGCAGGTGCCGCGCGAACAGATCCGCCAGGTGGCGCCGCCTGCAGCATCGACGACAACATGCAAGCCGTCGGGATCAGCAGACTGAGGGGCAGTCTCTGATGGTGCTGACATGAAGGCCTCCGAGGTGGTTTGGATTGATTCCGATGCGAGCCCATCGGTGCATTGTCATTTCGAGGCAGCCCGGCGGGCGGTGCCGATGCTCCCGCGGCCGGAACTGGAGCGGCAGCTCATCAACAGTCTGGCCGCCCAGGTCAACCAATCCCAAGCCCTAAAGCGCCAGCTGGGGCGGCTGCTGGAGCTGGAGGCTACGGTGGCGGCGATGGAGCGGCAGGCCCCAGGGGACTGGGATTTTCTGGCAAGGCTGGGGTTGAAAGGCTGAGGCTCAACTGACAGCACTGCTCCGGCCGCCATGGGGGCAGCGTGGGCGCCGGTGGCGGCGTTTCCCGGCGCAGCTTGCTCAGGGCCTGCGCCAGGATCACCTTCACCTCAGCGAGGGAAATGGCCTCCTGGGCGGCCAGCGCCCGCAGCGTGGCGGGATCCGCCCGCAGCCCCCAGCGTCCCTCGATCAGCCGTTGCTCAAGCGGATCGAGGGCCGCCATGCGCGTCGCCAGCTCATCAGCGTCTGGGTCTTGCTCATCGGGAGTCGGAGTCGCCAGGGTGTCGCCCAGGGTTAGCTCGCTGTCACAGCCGGGAATGATGTGATCCAGCGAGCGCACAAACGACGCAGCTCGCCCGTCAGCCAGGAGATGCGCCGGGCAAGCGCCGTTGGTTGTGCCCCGAAGCGCGGCGAAAACATTCGAGGGGAGCTTAATTGGCGGCTCTGCAAACTCGCCGCGCCCGACCTCCGCCCTCAGCCACCAATATGCAAACGTGGAGAACCGATACCCCCGCTCCGGGTCAAACAGCTCAGCAGCTCGGATCAGCCCCAGGGTGCCGTTCTGAAACCGATCAACAAGCGGCCCGGCGTGTGTGCGACTCTGGACGAATTTCGCCACCAATCGAAGATTGGCCGCCACGATCCGATTGCGTGCCCGCAGGCCCCGCCGCTGGACGGCTGGCGGGGCTTTGTCGGGTCCATCGGGGTGCTGCTGCCATGCCTGCACCAGCGAGCTCAGGTGGATCTCCTCCGCTGGGGTCAGCAGGGGCACCTGCTGCGCCGCTTCGACCCATTGCCGTGCTGAGTCGGTGTCGGCGCTGGCGCTGGCCATGGGTCACTCGAACGGAGTGAGGAACACCGCCGCCAGGGCCAGGACCAGGGCGATCGCCAAGTACTCCCAGGTGAGCGGGCCAGCCCCGATTACCAGGGCCGCCACGGTGAGCGCCAGGGCGATGGCGCTGCAGATGGAGTCGGTCATGGGGTCACCAACCCGAGCCCAGCCAGCGCAAGCGCAGCCCCGGAGCAGATAAGCGCAGCCCATGGCGAGTGCGGACCGATGGCAAGCGACAAGCACGAAAGCGCAATGGAGGCGATCGTTATGCGCGTCATGGCTGCCCCCGCTTCAGGATGTGCCGAGCCCAGGCAACGTGGGTGCTGATGGTGTGGTAGGCCGGGACGTTCAGGGGGTGAACGTGGACCTTCCACCATGCTCGGAACTCGGCCTCAAGGGCCTCGTCCGAGATGGCCGCATCGGCGGCCCGGACGGCGGCGACGCTGGGGCGGTGGGCCAGCACCGCCCTGATGCCACGCAGGTTGAACTCATCGGCGGTGCCGCCCTCAGCTAGGGCGGCCCGGTAGAACACCTCCAGCAACTCTCGATCCTCCCCCTCGTGCTCAGGGTCGATGACGACAGGGGGCAGGGATGGTGGGGTTGTGTCGTTCATCAGATCCCCAGCTCCTCGCCGCCGGCGGCGAACTCGTCAATGAAGCCGCCGGCGTCGGCAACGGCATAGCCGCCCTCAACCTCGTCGAAGCCCTCGGTGGCGTCTTCGTCTTCACGGGGCACGAACTTGACCACCTGGGCGGCTTTGGGCTGCAGGCTCAGGCCCGTG